GATTATCCAGTTGATTTGAATTCTAATGTTGACCCAATACATAGATGGAATAATATACATACAAAAGCTCCACCAGCAAAAATAAATGGTGGATTATATTGTGGACCAAAAAATAATGCTCCGTGGATGCCTAAAGATGTAGTACCAACGACAACCTATTTTATGCAAGTATTGCTTAAAAACGTTGATCCACCACCACCACCTGGTGCCACTGAACAATATCCTACAAATAATAGATTAGGTAATAATTATACTGCTATGCCTGGTGTAAAATGGCTTAATACTGATAAAACTGGACCATATCATATAAAAGTAATAGATACAAATTTAAATAAGAAGAAGATTTAATTAGAAGAAGATTTAATTAGAAGAAGAATTAATTTTAGAAGTAAAATAATTTAAAGCGATATGTATATTTGGAAACCAAAAATCTATTTCACTACTAACATATTTATTTTTATTAATTAATACAGTTATCCAACCAAATCCTTTAGCATTTATTAAATTTTCTGGTAAATCATCAAAAAAAACACATTTATCACTATTTTTTATATTATTTATTTTCATAAATCGTAAATATGAGTTATACTCTGGTTTTACCATTTTAATCATATCCCTTGATACAACAGACTTAAAATTTTTTTTTATTTGAAGTTTATCTAAACATTTAATACCATGATTGTATGTACCATTAGTAAATATTAATTTATAAGATGGAAGCATAATTAATAAATAATTGAGCTGATCATCTTCACATAAATTATTATAACAAAATTCGGTATTTGATTTTAATTGATACAATGTTTGGTCTAAATCAAATATCCAATATAACATTAAATTATAATATAATTTAATTTTGTTCTTTAAACTTTATTCAAAAAGTGATGAAAAATTAGCAGGAATATAGTTAATAGACTTCAGAATTTTACCACTATCTTTATTGAAAACAATATACCCAAAAGAATTTTTTTTATAACTGGGTGTTTTGTATCGTTTATCATTATTTAGATACCAATTTACAGTATCTTTAGCTAGTTGTTCGCTGTCACATACTTTAGTCATATTAGATTTGTGAACAATATCAAAACTTTTATCTAAATTTATACCTATTATAGATCCAAACATATTTACATGATACAATAATTTACACACATTTATTCTAATTTTATCAATGTTACAATCATCAGTAACTAGTTTAAGTTCATCATTAATAAAACTTATAATCTTAATTAAACTATCTAAACTTTCTTTAAATTCAGGTATAGTAATATTGTTATTATAATCGTTTATGTTATTGTTATGATTATGGTATGAATATACTAAATCAAAATTACTAATGTTAGTTTCTAATTTTATATCTTTTACAAATACTGATAAATAATGTCTAAATGTTGTATTCATATTTATACCAAAGGCACATGCCATTCCATACAATACATATTTTATATCACTTAATGCATCAATTATTTCAATAACATCATTATTAGTGTAAGCATCTATTAGTTCGTTTATTTCTTCATTTATCAAATTATATTTTAAATTCACAATTGTTGGATGTTCAAAAAATAACTGTGTATTTAAAACCGATGAAACATAGGATTCAAAGCATGTATTAAAATCAACTACCTTTTCGAAATTAGTCTTCATATAGAATATAGATTCATAGATTTTTAAATCATTTAATTATAATAGTATATAAATATTTTTCTTTTGATATATTAATGAAACACGACCAAAGAAAATCATTATATAAAAAAAAATCAATATCTAAATCTAAAAAAATGAAAGGGGAATATAGAGCTAAAGGTAAAACCAAATTTAATATGAAAGGGGTATATAAAGGTAAAGGAACAAGCAAATTTAATATAAAAGGGGGGTATAGAGGTAAAGGTAAAAGCAAATTTAATATAAAAGGTGGTAGTGCTAATAATAATACAGATACGAAAACAATATGCGCACCTATAACAGAAGGTGGAACTACTTGTTTTACAAAAGATGCTTTACTAAATATATTGAAATCTTGGAATGATTATTATAAAGATAATCCAATTTCATACAATACAACTGAAAATAAAAAACAATTATGGACCAAAATTAATACTAAATTGAATTCTAAATGTAATAATGATTACTGTTGGACAGATCAACCTTTTTTGAATAGAGATAAATCGTCTCTTAAAAATGAATATTTTAGACCAAATATGCCTTCAAAATGGAATTCTAATTTCAATGAATGGTTAAATACACTAGATATAAACAAAGTAATGAAGCAATATGAAGAAAAATACGATAATTTCCTATTTATTGGTGCTGTTCCTATGGATTTTGATTATGAATTCAATCCTGGTTCTTGTGTTGTAGATGAATTATGTGATATAAATATAAAAAAATTAATTAAAAAAGGTAAAACAAAGTTAGGAGTTGTTTTTAATTTAGATAACCATGATCAAGATGGATCACATTGGGTTAGTTTTTTTAGTGATTTTGATTCTAAAGATAGTGCCAATATCTATTATTTTGATTCGTATGGTATGGAAGAACCAACCGAAATACGTGTATTAATGAATCGACTAAAATCGCAATTTGAGGCATTAGGTAAAAAAACAAATATACAAGTTAATAATGTTAGACATCAATTTAAAAACTCGGAATGTGGCGTTTACAGTATACATTTTATTGTAAGATTATTAAAAAATGAACCATATGAATCAATATCAAATAATATAATTAACGATGATGATATGGCAAATAATCGTAATTTATTTTTTTTAAACAAACACAAAAATTTGTAATATAAGTTTAACATTCTTTTTTATAATATAGACATTATTATAATGAATAATAATTTTTTAGATACAAATAATTTTAAATTTTTAATAAAATATGTATTTGATGATATTAAGAAACAAACCCAAAAAGATATATCTAAAAATCCTAAATATAATTCAATTTTCAAAAAACTAATTCAAACAATACATCAACAAAATATAAATAAAAGAGTCTCAAAAGAATATTTAAATAATTTAGTTATTGAAAAATGTATTCCATTTATAATAAAACATTTAAATAAAGAACAAGCATCATTACCTACACATAATTCGAATATTCTATTATCTAACAGACCAAAAACATCTAACACAAGTGAATATAATGACATGAATTATTCTAATTTACAATTAAATCAACCAATCAAAAGACAAATGCCAAATATTACAGATAATATTATTGGACAATCTTCACGAAATGGAGAAAAGATTGATTTTAGTTCTAAACTAAAATCATTCCAAGATGAACGAGGATATAATAATAATCAATCTAACCCAACATTAGAATCTGTAAATGACTTAATGGGTGGTAATATATCAAATGATAATGATGACAAAATAGATTATATGAAAAAGTTACAAGAATTACAAAATGAACGCAATTATACAAATCAAAATAATAGCATGGATTCTTTTAATGAAAGTAATAATTCTAAAACAATTTCAAATAATAATGCGTTAAACGAAGCCACAAATCCAAATGTAGAGATTGATAATAATTTCTTACAACAATTATATCAAAATAATCAAAATAATCAAAATCAACTTACCAATTTTAATGATTCTGAAAATAATCTATCAGACGCATATAGTACTAGACTAACTGAACCATATGAAAATAATCTTAAATTAAATATTAAAGATGCCTCAACGCAAAACCAATTATCAACATTTGATTCATCAATAGACAATTTGAAAGAAAATTATAATAAAGAGAAAATAGATTCTGAAACAAAATCTATCATAGATACTACTTATATTAATTCAGGATACAAAAATAAACAACCATCACATATGGTAGTATTAGATAGTGGTATATTAGGAAGTTTAAATAGAATAGTAACTACTGATTTTAGTATAGAATTAGAAGATCCAATTATATTAGATACTGTATGTGATGTTTATTTAGAATTTTTGAATTTACATAATTTAGCTTATACTACTAGCGCAACCGAACTATCGGGAACTTCATTAGAAAAAGTAAGTTGTTTTGCTTTAAATATAAAAGAATTGCCATTACAAACGTATTCAAATAATAGTGATTTAAAAGATAAATATATTTTTCCAAATGACAGCTATGGCACTACTAATACTGGAACAGTACTTCCAGAGGAGGATGATGATGGAATTGGTGAGGATAGCGAAATTCAAACATCATTAGGTACAGATAATCATTCTTCGTATAATATTAAATTAAAATCAAATTATATGTGCACAATAAATCCAACAACATTATCAAAATTGAATATTAGTTTATTCGGAATACGGACGGATGCAAATACAGACACAATCAAATTATTGCAAAATTCAGGCGCGGGAACTACTGGACTTCAGTCTCCAGCAACTGGTGGAGCCGGATTAAATGGTCGAATACTTATTGGATTGTTATTTAAAAAACGACTATAATTTGTTTATTTTAATTCATGATTTGTTCTTTATTTAAAAAAAAAAGATGTATTAATAATAAATGGATAATTCATTTATATCTAAACAAAATATAGAAAATATTTATGCTGATATTAATGTTTATTTTGTTAAAAATCATCAATTCAATTTAGATTCTGTATCTAAATATAAAAAAATTATAAAAAAATTATCAAAAACTATATTCAACAATATTAAACATAAAGATCAATATCAAAATATAGTAATTAATCAATTCAATGATATTGTATTAAATAAGTCAATTGATTTTTTATTAAATGATATACATAAAAAGAATTCAAATAATAAAAAATCAACACAAGCATCAAATGTAAATGAAATCCAGCCTAATTTATATGAATCAACTATATTGAAACCAGACAAAAAATCAAAAAAATCTAAAAAGAATAAATTTAAATCTGATATTTTAGAATCATTTACAGATTCTGATACGAATTCACAATTAATAAATGTTGATAACTTAGATAATTATATTGATAATTTAGATAATTTTGATACCCAAGTCAAAAAAGCAAACAAAAAAATAAAAGATAATTTTAAACAATTTATAATAGATAAAGATGCGAATTTTGTAAAGGAACAAAACTCTGATTTTATAATAGATAGATGTGCTGCTCAAGATGCAGCAAATGATTTTTTTAACCCAAATACTCAAGCAAATAAGAATGCTTTTGAAAAAATATTAGAAAATAAATTAGATAATAATTTAAATGAATCAACTGAATCAGTATATAGTAATAATATTAGTGATGATTATAGTAATAATGTAAATGATGTTTACAACAACAATAATAGTATTGATGACTTAATATCTAAAATTACTCTAAGGCAAAATGACAATTCTAATGGAAATGAATTAGAATCATATGAAGGAGAATCTTATCTTCCAACTTTAATTCCTACAATGGGTGAAGAGGCGCCAATACAACCTTTAATTTATCAAAATACTGGTTCTGGAACTGAACGTATTGGTAAAAAAGTAATTACTATTGATACTGGTACATCTATTTCTAATGGAGGTGTTTTAAATCCAGTATTGAACATGTCAGTAACAAATAATGGATTAAATACAAATTCATGGTATAAATTTAAAATAGATTTACAAGATACTATAAGAATTGATAAATTATGCGATGTTTATTTAAGGAATATTATCATTAATGGTATTACACATAATTTAAATTGTAATTATTTAGTAATAGATATAGAAGAATTTAATATCCGCAATTATTCTAATAATCCATCAATGCGAAACAAAATAAATATTTTAAATACTATTACAAAAAAAAACCAATCATCGGCATTAATTACACTTTTAACAGGTTCCGTTACAGTCGACGGTGGAAATGAAATAACATTAGTTGATACAACAAATTTATTTGTTGGAATGTCTATTTCTGGAAATGGTATACAATCTAACACAATCATTACTAATATTAATGCTTTAATTATTACTATCAGTAATGCCGTAACACAACAAATAATAGCCGATACTACATTGTATTTTTATTCAGAATATGTATTGAATATTAATTATCAATCCAATTCTAATTATATTACAACTGTAAATCCATCTAAAATTGATGTATTAACATTCACTATTACAAATCAAGATAATGATAGTGTAGATGATGGTAATATGAACACATTCGCATATCAATCACGACCAAATAACAGAATAATAATGGAACTAGAATTTAAATCTAGGTTAGATAATGATGAAATGATATACGAACAAGGTATGTATAGTAATTAATTATTACAACTCGCTTTAACCGCCAATTTATCAGCCATATAATTTCCATACCATATTTTATATTCTTTTGAATTATTATTTAATGGTTTTGGCATATGGGCTTTCACATGAATAAAATTAATATTATGTTTCATATATAATGTGTATAATTCTATAATCAACTCTTTATTTTTTATATCGGTTTTACATTTCTTTGCCTTATTATATTTTTTCCAATCGTTTTTCTTCCAGTTTATAGCCCATTGTGTTATAGATTTAATAACATATTCACTATCGCAATATATATTTATTACTTCATTTGAATATGTTTTTCTAGATAAAATTGCGTTTATTCCTACTATACAAGCCTTCAATTCTGCTATATTATTTGTTATTTTTCCATCTAGTTTGATACTAATTTCTTCACCACTATCTTCTATATATATACCAATACCTCCAGAATGATATTTACCTTTTTGTCCATTATTTAATGAAGAACCATCGGTATATATATTTAGGTTTGTTGATGATTTACTTTTTACAGTTTCTGATTTATTTGTATCTATTGGTATATTGAAATAATTTCTAATATCACTCATTGTATTTATACTATATTACTTCCTTATATTGATAATTAATTCAATTATAATATATAAGGTCTATTATCAGAATTACTAAATTTAATCATCTTTGGAGGAGGTTCCATAACAAATATTTGAGAATTTGAAGTTGGAATGTGTTGTCTTTCTTCTACATCTATATCCAAATCATCAAACTGACTAATATTGGTCACTAACGGATTCACTTTCAGTTCATTAAATTTATTATATTTTTCTGAATCCCAACCATCAATATAATCCTGCTCACCATATTTAGCTTTTACGACAAGTGGAGTATCATTCTCATATAATTTACTTTCATTACACACATCAATATTTATACTATAATCGCATTTATTATCATTATTATCAACATTATCAGTATTATCAGTATTATCAGTATTATCAGTATTATCATTATTATCAGTATTATCAACATTATCAGTATTATCAGTATTATCAACATCATCATCAAAAAAATTAGTACCAAATTCTAATAACACCTGGTCTTGTATACTATAGTCATCTAATATAAAATTAGCTAGTTTAAATACAATTATTAAATCATTGATATAATTAGTATGTTTTGAAATGTACAGATTATTTTTAGTATTTTGTTTTTCATTTATTATATCTAGCTTACATTGTTTTTTGTTTGCGGTTTCATTTTCGTTGAATACTTTGACTAATGTATCATATGTTTCCTTTTCCATTTTTTTTAGTTCTAATAATGATTTATCGGTATAATTCTTAGTTGAATGTATAGTTGATGTAGTATAGTCTTCGATTTTCTTTTTAATACCAGATGATTCTGTTTCTAATCTTTTTATTTCTAATTTATCTATATCTTTTAATTCCTTAATCTTAGTATCTCGTTTTTTTTTATTGCTAACCCAATTATCTGATGATAGTTTATTACCTTGTTTGTCATGTTTATGTATTTTAGACAAATTGTTGTATTGTCTAACTTCAGGTAATACCATATAATCTTTTGAATACATTTTTTTTAATGTATACATGATAGTATCATATTTTTCTTTATTTTTTATATAGTCATAATCATTCTCTATATCTCTAATATGTTTTTTTATAGTATCTAATTCATTTTTTATTTTTTTAACACTATATTCCTCTTCATCAGATACTTTATTCGTAGGTTTATATTTACTAATAGAAAAATAGTGTGTAATCCAATTTTTTCTTAATTTAGATGGTAATCTAGGTATTGTATAACATTTGCATGATATATCATACATTCCAACAATTATTAACATATTATTTAATTTAAGTATATTATTTGTTATGTAGGGTACAAATATAATATGTTTATTATTAGAATTATTGTTAAATTCATTATTTGTTATCATTTTTTTTAGCATCGATTCTATGAATACTTTTGATATAGTATCTTTTGATATTAACATTTTTCGTAAAATAGATACATCATTATTTACAAAATCATTAATAGAATACTTACTTTTATAGCTATCATTTTCTTTGACTGTTTTATCATATCTATAATATTCATTTAATCCTCTATTTAATGTTTCTTTATCAAACATCTGGTTCAAATCATATATTTTATTAATTTCATTAGTTAACCTATTCGACCAGTTATGATAATAACGTCGCAAATTATGTTTGTAATCTTCATTTACTAAACTTTTTAACACATACTTTGATTGACCTATATCATTTAAACTATTGATAATCACATTATTGACAAATACTTCATTGATATAATTATTAACATTATCTTCCTCAAAATTAATAACATGGATATTAATAGATTTATAATCTTTTTTGGAACTATTAATAGATTTTAGATTGTTGTAGTAAGAAAGCGTTTCAAAATCTGACATAGCATTTATATCAATATCTAAACACGGTTTTTTATCGGTTTTATCTGCTTCAGTTATCGCGTGATGTCCTATTTGCCTACATTCAAATTGTTCTTTTCTAGGTAAACTATATATATAAATAACTATAAATATTAGTACAAAAAAAAATACAAAATAGTTTATCATTATTATTATATATTTATTTTATTTATGATTGATTAATCATAATCGCTTAATGAAAATGTATCACTATCACTATCATAAGACATGTTAATAACTGTATGTGCCTTCATATCACTTTGTCTAACAATATATCCACGACATACTGGACAATTTGGTACATTTCCAGTTGATGATTGTTGTGATACCCATTGATTTAGACATGTTTTATGAAAACAATGTCCACAATCAGGTACTACTGAATGTTTTGAATTGTATTCTTTATTAGTAATTACTTCCATACAAATCGCACAATCATCAGTTACATTGTCCATAGATTTGTTTAAAATAACTTTGTTAGATTTGTTTAGCATATCAATATATTTTTTGTTCAATTTATTATTAACAATCGGAGCCTTTTTTTTTTCAAAATATGGATGATATCTACTTCTACAATCATTTATTTTTTTTTTAATTGGGAAATGTACACATTCTAAATAAAATATTATTATAATAAATAATGCTGCTGCAAATAGAGGGAAAAATGCTATCATAAACACATACGACTTTTTTGTATCATCATCATCATCATCATATGTATCATTAGACATGTATGTTGTATTTGACCCGCTCGGTCCAAAATCATCCATGTGGGATGAAGACAAATTGAAACTCATTCGTTTTATGATATCAAACTTAATAATCAAATTAATTATAAATTTAAATCAATTTTATAATTAACAATATTTTTTAGTATACGACATACACAATCCAATACAACAAAGACATGCTATTGGTAACAAAAACACTAATACATACACATAGGGTTCGGTGTTAATAGATACATACGTTGTATTCATCTAATAATAATATAATGATTAGTATTTAAGCCTATTAATAATATTGTTATATATGATCCGACCAAGTTGGGATGAATACTTTAAGGAAATTGTGGGGGTTACAGCAAAACGTTCTTCGTGTCATCGACTAAAAGTAGGGTGTGTTCTAGTAAAAGATAACAGAATTATAGCACAAGGGTACAATGGATTTCTTCCAGGATGTCCTCACAAATCTATTGTAAGAAATAATCATGAACAATCCACGGTTCATGCTGAACAAAATACAATAGCAGATTGTGCTAAAAGAACTGTAAGTTGTTTAGATTCTACCGCATATATTACACATTATCCATGTATTAATTGTGCTAAAATATTATTAGCTTCTGGAATTAAAGATATAAAATATATAAATGATTATAAAAATGATGAATTGGTAGCAGAATTTGCCAAACAATGTAAGGTAAATATACTAAAAATATAAATGAAATTTATGTTTCAAATACAGATATTTAATTTAATTTTAATATATATATATCAATGAGTAAATATAATGAAAAAACCGCAATTTATACATTAACATTAACATTAAGGAAAATATTAAGAGGGGTTAAAAGTGAACTTAACGAATCTAAAGAATTTATAAAAAAAAATGTTGAAACCATATTTTACAGATTACTAGGAAATAATACCAAAGTTAAATACGATGTTAGTGGGAGTGCCGATCCCGACTATGCTCTGGGTGGACAGCATATAGTAACTATTAATTATACATTTTACTATAATAAAGAACAGGCCGAAGCATCGGAGTTGGGAGATATTTGGTTAGGAGGAGCGAGCGCGCCGAGAGATTCTAATGGTGATTTAGAATTAGTTGAAGATGACATAATGATAGATATTAAAGAGATCCTGTCATGGGGGCCTTCATATATACTTGCTGTGGCAAAAAGTAACCAAAAAAAGAGAATGAAAGTGGAGCACGAGTGGATAATTAAAGATGTGTCTGTTCAAAAAGATGATGTTACCAGAGTA